GCCAATTTTCGCACAATATCATTCCAATCATGGGAATAAACGTTTGTACCAGTGGAAATCTCATTAGCGTTTCGATTATGCATTATCCAGGCGGCAAAGCCAAGAAAATACTGTCGAAATTTTATGGTAAAATGAGCGGGACCACCACAAAACACGCGTGTTTTACAATCGTCCACTTTTGGTATATCACGTAATTCATCTTTCAATGTATCACTCCAATATACTCCTCTTTGTACACCTTCCAAGCAATCTCGTTCCAATTCTTCAGCACGACGCTGCACTTCTTTCGCCAAATCAGAGTCAAGAGTCCAATTTTCATCTTCGCCAAAAGCTGCGCGCTTACCCCGTAAGTTGTTAAAAAGTACAGTATAAGGATATCCCATTGATGTAGATCTATTTATGGGAGCCAGGAATTCGTCATCATTCACGCCAAGGACAGCTTCTTCATACGTCAATTTCCTTTTATAAAGATTGATATCACGATGAGAATCATTGGTGTAAAGATTGTTTGAGACATCATTCGCACACACATTCACCATTTCTGGGTCCAAGCGTGGAACATTCTTCCCGAATTTCAACAATCCTTTATGCATGGGATCAACACCGTTACGAGGACGTAGAGCTGCCGGCTTCTTCTTATGAGGAACAACATCAAACAACACAGAGGGCATCAACTTAGTGTTACCTCCAGTTTTGTTGGCCATGGGTGTGATTCCATGAACCATCAAACCTGAAGTAAGTGGGACACTACCCTGAGTGACATCTTCAGTTAGAGGAATCTCATCCAATGGTATATCTATTTCGCTATAACATTGGTATTCGAAAGGCAATTTGGAGAATCCCTCCATCAACATCTCTTGAGTTATTGTTTGTGCAATTCCTTGGGAACCATTGGACAATTCACGTGATGCCATATGAATTCCCAAGATTTTCCTCATTGAGTATTCATTGTTAACAATAAGAGGTCCCCCACAATCACCATCTGACGTTGATCCAAAATATTGCCAATAAAAATTGACAGGCATTCTGAAACCACCATCTGAAATGTGTTCTTCATTGTAGCTCATCTTGACATCCATCAATGATCGCAAATTTGGACACAAAAAATCAAGTTTTCGTCCCGCATATGACGGTAATTGTGCCTGATAAGTGCCAGTCAATGTTGCAATGTCCGCGGTCTGGATAAAATGTCGTGTTATGTTGGGATGTACATGCACTTTGCTGGTATTAACGGGCAAAGGCACAAGCACAGCATCAACCTCACGACCATTTTTGTACAATCTAACGTGATTCTCCACAATATGACGTAACGTAAATTCAATCTGCACGCCTGACGCATTTGTACAAAACATTGGTGTATCCAATGAATGTTTCGCTGACAATATGGCAACAAAATGATAATTCATCAGGAAAGTAGTTCCCTTAATGAATATGACGTTGCCAAATATTGTACTTGCAGAGTGTAAAGCATACATTGATTTTCGTACCACAGATGATTCAATGGCCTGGCACCCCTTATCTTTATACAATTCAGTCGTATAATCTTGAGTGAGTGCAACCGTTGGCATAGTCTTGAGAATTTCATTCAATTCTATCTGTTTGTTCTGCATATTTTGCACAGCATTCATGAAAGTAATACGTTTTTCAGGGTCACCTTTTTCTTCATCA